GAAGTATAAGGATAAGTTACAGTAGCATTCCCTATCATAAAAGAAGAACCATTTCCATCTACTGCAATATAATAATCAGTATTTGAAAGAAAATTATATACTATATTTATTATATCTGATGAAGTTTTTCCTGTTATATCTATTGTTAGCAAAACAGATTTAGAAGAATTTAAAACATATGCTTTAGTACACCCTACAGCAAGACTACTTAATACAAATTTTATACCAATAGGATTATATCCAGCATTAATGTGAACCTTTAATCCACTCTTACCAGGATACGAACTTGATGCAGTATCTTGTACTCTCGTAGCTGTTGAACCAATTGCATAATCCAAATCAACAATTCCATTTGTAATTTTAGTCATATTTAATATAACACTATCTAAACTAAAATCACTTTGGTACCTTCCATTATCAGCATCTTTGCTTGGTGGTAAATCTACAAAACCATAACCAACTTCTTGTTTTTGTAATACTTGCCCTGTAATTGCGCCTGTAGGTAAATGTTTTGTCATATCTACTATATGTTTAGCAAAATTGTCTTTAATTTGTCCATCAGCATTACTTAATTTAATATCGGTTAAACTGCCATCAGGAAGTTGCCCTAAAACAACCCCTTGAAGCTGATCTGCTAAATATTGTTTATTGTCATTACAAATTTGTAATAAATACTCTTTATTATCATCGCTAATACCTTTTAATTCTGCTATTGCATCTTGAATAAACAAAGAATTTAAGTCCGTAATCTCAGATATAGGAATATTTGCAGCTATTAAATCAGGTATTAAAACATTGTTGATATAATCTTTAATACTATTACTTGCTTGGTCGAATTTAATTTTTAATTGGTCTGATGTTATTCCTGTAACATCGTTTGGCTCGTCATCCAAACCTTGAATAATATTTAAATCAGTATCTAAAGTTGTAATCATATTTTACCTCCTAACCGTATCAGAATATTTATACTCAAAATTATAGCAACATCAGTTAAACTATCACTACTTAATACTAACTTTAAATAATCAAAACCTTTGGCTTTCATGTGAAGTCTAAAAGGCTGTGCATTATATGAAGTTTTGAAGCTAAAATGTTCAAAATCACAATGTTTAAAAGTAATTAAACTATAATAAATAACTTGTTTTTCACTTGTACCTTCATTATTAGTTATTACATTTATAGCAACCTTACTCTTAGAAGTCGGCTTTAAACTAACCCATAATTTACTCATGTACTTTTTTAAGTATTCTGCTCCAAAATCATAAAAACCCATTTCCCAAGTAGTTTCAATCACATTTCCGTTATCTGTTCTATTATCATCGTCAAACTTTTCAATACTTCCATTTGTGCCAAAATATAAATCACCATCAATAGTAATAAAACAAGTTGCAGTAACATTATTTCTTTTATACCATGTGTCATTAAGATAATTGTATATCCAAACTATTGAACCTATATTAATCCAATACTCTTTTTTCTCTTGCCAATCTGTAGTTATTGCAGTTGATAGGTCAACAGAATCTAAAGTGTCTTGTACTCTTTGACTTATAATTTTCTCGTTATTTTCTTCTCTAACATTTGAATACCTTGATGATAAATACCACTCTCTAACACCTTTATAAAGCGTTAAAGGATTATTATTTATTATTTGAACTTGATTATAAGCTACATTCCCTACACTATCATTTAATTCAAAAGAGGGAAAATCAGCTATAACATTACCTAAAGCATCAATTATTGTAGAATAATTAGAATATCTTGCTCCGTTTTCCATAAATATCTTTTGACTTGAATATTGCCTTACAATGCTTGTAATAGCATATTGTCCATCGCCCTCGTCATTATATGAATTGGCTTCAAAGTATTCAGCCGAAGGTATTCCTGCTGCAAGTCCTGACCAAAATCGTCTATTTTTAAAATTAACATTACCCCATAGAAAAACTCTTGTATCTGTTTCTCCTGAGTAATCCATACTAAATCTGCAATTCTCAATATAAGCTCTATTACCTAAACCTTTTGTCCATCCTATATCAACATTACTTGGTGTTCCTGTAATTGGAGCAGTTACAAAAGTTACTATTCCTGTAGTTAAATCAACCGTATAATCAGTTGTTAAAGTCTTTAAAATTCCATTAACTTTAACAAAATCTAAACTTGTAATAGAAGTTTCTGCAAGTTGGAAAGTCTTTGCTGTTCCATCAGGAGAAAAACTTTGATGTTTCATTCCGTTTAATAAATTAATTTGTTCAAATAATCTTCCCATACCATCATTAGCAACGGAACCAATACCACCACTAGGAGGACAACCAACCGCAATTAAAGGTCTATATCCTGCAACTACTGCAAAAGTAGTACCATCAAAACTCTTATATTCTGTGCCGTTATTTATATAAACTTTATTTCCAAAAGGTATAAAACAAGTTGGTGCATCGGTTAAAATTCCAAGATCTGTTTTAGTACCATCTGAAAGTTTGCCACTCCATAAATGCCCATTATTAGCAAATAAAAAGAAAGGTACACTATTAAATTTACCATACCACATGCCCTGGACCTTGCCTGTAAGTCCTGAAAAGATAGTCTTATATCCTTCCATCCTTTTTAGCTGATAACCGCTTGTAACTCTCCAACCTACTTGTTTTGAAGCTTCACCCAACTTAAGACCATATTCTCCATCTACATTTTCATTGAGTCCTTTAAAAGCTTTAATTTCAGTTGGTGGTATTTCTTTCGGCACTCTGATTTTAGCCATTATACGCACCATCCAGTATCTACATTATTGCCATCATCTCCACCTAAAACGTCAACAATATCCTCAATAGGAGAAGGGTTTTTAATGGTGGTTATAGCTTTAAATTCGTCATATCTCTGATTGAAGAATGAAGCACTTGCTGAGTCCTCTACCAAAAGTAAATGTGCTGCTAAAAAGTAAGGTGCTGACATACAAGTAACTGCATCAGCTTGTAATACATTATCAAGAGAAGTTATTAAAACCGGAATAGGTTTATATACTATTCTTATAATTCCTTCAAACAAACTACTAACATATAAACTATTTCTATCTTCCCATTTATAATCAGTATTTTTTATATAATCTCCTGATGCTCCTATAGATATAATTTGACTAACATTTTTAAAATCTACTGGCATTGTTTGTTTTACCCAAGTTTCAGGAGTAGTACGAACACAAACTATTTCAAAAGAATTAAATAAAGCAGTAAAGTTCTCCGTTTGCCATAAGTTTAATATTGCTGGTGTTCTTGCTTTATATATAGCCGTAGTTGTTCCGTTAACTGCTCCTGTAGCTAACAACTCATCAATTAAACTAGCTGTGATATTAAATATATCTAACCCCGTCATTTTGTTAATCCTCCTTTGGGTGTTCTTTTCTATAATGACTAAGCAATTCCCCTTGATTAGTACATTTAAAGTCGCATTTTTTACAATGTTTCATATTTTCAATTTCATATTTAAAATGTAATTTAAGTTTTTCAATTAATTTAATATCTTCTGTTTCATATTCGCCTTTATCATCAAATTTGAATAAATATTTAAGTTTTCTTATTCCATTTAATTTAATTTGTCTTGAAACTGTTTCATTTACATTTCCGTAAAATTTCATAAATACCTCCTTCAAAAAGGAATAAGGGGAATTTCACCCCTTAAAATTATATAAATAAAGCTGTTACTGTTGCCTTTGCACTTGCATTTAAAGCAACTGTTCCTGAATTAGTAAGCACTACTTTAATTGTTCCATCGTCTTGTTTATATTTTCCTGAGTCAATTGTCATAGCATAAGTTTTGCCTGTAAGAATTGAAACAGGAGTTGAATCTGATGTACTCGCCCACATATCACCTTTTAACATTTTAGCTGTGATAGTTGCGCCTGTCCCATTAGTAACTAAAATGAGCATATTCTCGTCGTTATTTGGTACTGCAATATTAAAAGTTTCTGTATCTGCCGCTGTTGCTCCTGCATTAGTTGAAGCAATCATTTGTGAAGCTGAAACATCAATAGGAGTATTAACAGCTACCTTAATTCCACCAACTGCAAGACCTATTCCTGCTGCCATAATAAAACCTCCTTTAAATTAGATCGTTGACTCTGCTGCAAACGTTGCTGCGCCTGTAACTAATTCTATAGGTTTAACAACTTTAAAACCATAAGTATGAAGTCCTCTAACCGCTGTATCAAATGTACTTTCAAGTCTAATATCCTCAGACTCAGTAATTTGGTCTGCAAACGCTACTGCATTTTTAGAACCAGCCATAATCTGAGAAATTGGAACGGGAACTGTTCCTGTATTTTTAACATTATTGGTAGCATAAACATCAAAACCTAATTCTTTAGTATATGCTAAAGTACCTGTTCCATTAATACCGTTTTGAATTTGAAATTTAATTCCTGCAAGTGTTAATTTTAACTTCATCCAAGGAGGAAGGATCATCCACATTTCACTTTCTGGAACATTAGCCTCTGCTAATTTTTGTTGAAATGCGCCTAAGAATGAAAGTATATTAGCTGTAGTAATTGAAGCTGCTGTTACTGTGGTTCCTGCATTTGGATATAATGCCATTAGGTTTGTATCGCATTGTTTCTTAAGGCCATAAGCTGCTCTTTGTGCTTGACTACCCTTCATATCCATGTTAGCCTGTACTTTTTCAATATCTCCAACTTTGAAAGCGAACATATCTGCTTGATCTACTACAAGTGAAACTCTGCTGTCTTGTAAGTTTTCATAAGTTATTGCTACTCCTGTATACTGAGAAATAGTTGGATCAGCAAGTCCTTCAAAATAAACTGTATCTCCACGTTTTTTAATTTCTCCTGTAAATTCTGTGGAACAAACTTGTCTTGCAATAAGATTGTCCTCTAAGGTTCTCATTATGGTGGCTGCCCAGATTTTAGGTACGAAATTAGCTGTACTCATTATATATCATCCTCTCATTTATATTATTTTTTATTCCAACTTCTCTGTGAAGTCATTACATTTTTATAATCTTTTTTAATTTGTTCTACAGACATTTTATTAACTTGTTCCCTGGTATAAAGAGTCTGTTCACTTGTACCGTTTCCAATTACACTTCCTGTAGAACTTTCTGCATTTTTCTCGTTAGCTGCTTTAGTTTTTAAACCTTTTTCATATGCTGCTAATTTAGTCTTTAAAGACTTATTCTCGTTTATAGCATAAGCAACTTTTAATGAAGTACCTTTATTGAACTCTGTCCAAACTTCTTTAGGTATATCATCACCTTTAATTCCAGGATAAGCTTCTGCAAACTCTGTAAACTGTTGCTGTTTTGCCTGTTCCTGTTCATGAGCGGCCTTATATTCATTCGCCCATTTAACAGTAGGATCCGTATTTACATAATCCTTAACTATATTTGGATCAATACCTTCTTCTTGCATATTCGCTTGTCTTTTAGCTTCGTCATTAGCTGCAATAGCCACATCATATTCAGCCTTAGTATTTATAGGTTTGTCTTCGAAAACATAACCCTGGGCCTTTATATAATCATCCACTGCTTGATTATTTGAAGCTACCTGTTTACTTTCATACTCTCTTCGTAATTTTGCATAGTTAGCGTTTTCTTCTTGCGTCTGAACTGGTTTTTCATCTACTTCAGGAGCAGCGACTTCCTCTTTTACGCTTTCAGTAGTTTCTACTGGTTTAGTAGTTTCTTCAACCTTTTCAGTTGTTTGTGGTTCAACGGTTGCCACTGGTTCAGCGTTTACTGAACTTTCAATTTCATCACTCATAATAATTCCTTTCATTTTAAAGTTTTTACGCTACTTCAAGCGAATTTACCGTATAAAAAAAGACACTCTAATTTGTGCCTGATGATTACTTAGCTTTTTTAGCTTTTTTAGCTTTTTTAGTGAATTTAATAAAAGCATTTTTAGAATCTGCAGCTGTTACTTTCTTTTTAGGAGCCGGAGGGAAGTTTGCCATAATACTTCCTGTACTTAACATAGATTTTGTAAGTTTAGGTGCTATGTTTTTAGGTGTAACTTTTTTAACTGTTCGTTTGGCTACCTTGTTGGTTGGAACTTTCTTGACCATTTTGTTGACCTCCTTGTTGTGGTGGTTGGAACCCACCTTGTTTCCCGACTTCCATTAATTGATTAACCGCTTGTTCATATTGAGCATCAGGCAATTTCTTTAACTCTGCCTGAATTTGTGGTGCTAAAGTTTCAACAAACTGCTTCATTTGTCCAAACGATAACTGTTGGTGTGCTTGGTTCAATTGGTCCGTTTGTTGTTGCATCTGTTGACCTTGCTCTTGCATCTGTTGCTGTTGAACTTGTTGCATATCTTCTGGACTAACCTTTATTCCAGCAAGTCCTAAGGCTTGTATCTGAGCCGCCATTGGCATATTAACAAACGGTATATTAATACTTGGCTTATCAGTTGCTACAGGTGGTTTCTGCGCTTTAATTTCATCTATTAATTCTTGTTTCTTAGATAAAATTCCTTGTGGTACTCTCTCTAAATATTGCAAGAAAGTAATCTTTTGAGAAGTTAATAGATTGTCTAAAGTTTGCATTGAAGCAATCTCTGACCAATAACTTGAAGCTCCTACATCAATTTTAAGTTTAAACGGAACATCTTTATATTTAGAACCATCAAACTGACCTGTTTTAGTAACATCATTTACTTTATAAGATATTGTTCTTTCAACTTGATATTTATTTATAATGAAGTCAAGCCATATCAAACCTAAGTCCTCTATGAGTTGATAAAATCTACCCTTTACTCCCTCCAAAGGAACGGATGCTTGTCTTTGCACTGCTATTATTGCACTCGTATTCTTAGGATCAACGTTTCCAAGTGCTGAGTCATTTGCTCCAACTAATTCTTTTGTCAAATTAACAACTTTATCAAAGAATTCAATAATCATATTACTCATTTGGCCAGGTAATAGTTGCTGTACTGCATTTCCAACATCACCCTCGACTCCAATAGCTGAACCGATTGCATTATTCCAGGCCGTAATCCTAGTTTTATCATAAATTGTTTTCCCAAAAGCTGTCATTCTCATATGATAAGCAATATTTGAAGCCATTTGATTGACAAGTATTTGATTAGGAATAAGGCCACTAATTTCAGCTTGACCATGATATGAGTTTTTAAGTAAGTCCCAATTTGCCCAAGCAATAGGATATAATTTAAGGCCTGTATCCGTCTTTTCTTGAATAGTAGCTGATTTAGTTACTATCTCCATAAACACATGATCTTTTTCTTTCCATAGTTTTATAAGATAAAGACATTTATTAGCAACATCTAACTCAATTTTACCTCTATCTCCTGCTTGGTCTTGTATTTCCAAGTCTGAACATATCTTATCAATTTCATCTTTACCTATTCCATTTGCCTTAGCTTTGTCCTTAAGGTTGTCAATTAAATCTCTGCCACCAATAAGTATATAAGGTTGTGATTGTACTTTATTATTGTTAGGATTGCCAAACATTACGTTTGATCCATCCACTACCTCAGTAACAAAATCACCCATCACTTTTACTTTTTTAGTTTTCATTTGTGGCTCAGGTATCTCTTGCGCGGGATCCGTATTTAAAATAGGTGCATTAGATTGCCCTTCTTGTTGAGGGTCCTGAGTTGGTGGCTGTATAGGTTGTGGCTGTTCTTGCTCTGGTTCTACACCGTTAGTAGAATATGAGTCAATATCTTTATTCCAGTAAGTATAAAAACACATATCTCCTGAAACTGCGCCGTCTAAAAGAATTTCTCTGATTAAACTATCCATTTTAAGTTTTTCCCACTTAACTTCTGAATAGCCTGAGATCATATCACACTCTTTTTGAAGTTCTTGCTCTGCTGGATCGTCTGAATTGTCCGCAAGATTTTCTATACCAAATTGCATTTTAGTTTTGGAACTTGTAACCGAAGATATTTTATAATCTACTATCTGTTTCAAAATATTAAATACAGGTGTCGGCAAACCATTTGCTTTAACTCCGTACCATTGATTATTAGAATAAAATCTATAATTTTTATCTACGGTTGGATAATAAGAAGGACTCAATCTGTTATTATAATTTCTGCCTTTAAGATATAAGCCGTATTGATCTGTTATTTCTTCCATCTACTCACCTTCTTTCATTTGCGACGAACCATCATAACGCATTATATTTGCCATACCTTCCGCAACTAAATCATCTTTTGTCTTAATTTCTTTGTTTTCAATATGATTTTTAATAGCTTTTATAGGGTTTAAGTTAGGTACTATCTTTTCAGACATTTGTTTACCATGCTTGATCCCTAAACTATAAGCTGATATTGTGCATAAAAAAAAGACTAATCCTAAAATTAATCCTGTAACCATCTTACCAACCTCCGTTTATATAACTCTCTGTTGCCTCTACTGAATCGAAAAAATTAACTCCTGGTCTTTCAGAGTTAAAATTATAAGTAGGTTTTTCTTGTGGAGCAGAATAAGTTTTATACTTTACATATTCCGCAAGTCCTGTAACCGCGTCAGGTGCATCATCATGTTTATTATTGCCCATCTTAACATACGAAGTTAAATATCTCATAAACTTGTCATAATCAGATCCAACTACATAATCACTACGGAAGTAAAAATATTCTTTGATATATCCTGCGTTCATTAATATTCTTGTCTCTTTGTTGCTAGTGGTTACTTCATCAATGACCATGCACGGAGATTTACCCCGAATTAATGACCTTATATTTCTTGCAAAAGCAGTTCCACCGTTATTAGACTCAATCTTCATAATGTCACATTTAGTATCTATACACATTTGTGCAACCAAAGGCTCCGTTATTTCTACACCATCCTGTGTAAATACTACATCAGTAATATAAGTATACAATCCAAATTTCTTGCCTATAGGTGAACATAAAAAATCTGCCCCTCTATCTGCTGTATCTGTAAAGCCTAGGGTTCCATCAGGTTTTTTATTAACACTGTT